AGGCTGCACAAGACCTTCGTGCCTATCACAACCTTGACCTAGAGCGTGAACTGACTGACCTTCTTGGTAAGGAAGTTGCTCTTGAGATTGACCGTGAAATCATCGAAGACATTCGTAACCTAGCTTACGATTGGGGTCTGAACTCTGCTGCATGGGGTTATCGTGGCAGCCTGGAACAGCCTAACGCTAACAACTTTGGTAGCGATGGCGTAAACTTTACTCCAGGCGCATTCGATTACGCTATGAATGGTGTCGATAATGCCAACAAGTTTGGTGTTACTACCGACCAATACGATTCCACTAACGGTTACTTTGGTACTAACCCTGCTGGCTCGCTACAAAACGTCCTTCTTGTGGACTTTGGTACGAGTGCACTTGGTCTAGCTCCTCGTCACGTTGGTGAAGTATATGCCAACTTGTTGGCTGCGATTCAGTTCGCTTCGCAAGATATCTACAAGAGTACCTTGCGTGGTGCTGCTAACTGGATTGTTACTTCTCCATTCATGGCTGCTATCCTTTACTCAGCTTCTAAGCTTGAGGGTGGCGCACCTAAGGAGGAAATCGGCACTCTCGGTGCTAACATCCAATACAAAGGTAAGTTCATGGGTCAGTTCGACGTTTACGTTGACCCGCTTTACCCAGATGATGAAATCATGCTGGGCTACAAAGGTTCTTCACCTATGGATGCTGGCTACTGCTACTGCCCATACATTCCGCTCCAGATGCTACCAACCATTACGGACCCAGAAACCTTCCAACCTAGAAAGGGCTTGCTCACTAGGTACGGCAAGGTCGGTATTGGACCTGAGTCCAGATTCTACCGAATCATCCGTATTATCGGCGCGAACTCTAACTACCTGTTAACTCCGTTCGCTAAGGCATCTCTGAATAGCCAAGTCGCTCCCTAACGGATAACGACTGATTAATAATAGAAGCCCGCTCTTTTTGAGTGGGCTTCTTCTTTTTATTGGGCTATATAATAGTATACCCATGGCTAAGTTTGTTGTACCTAATTCTTCCTACGGCTCTACTTTTGGCGTTAGAGTAGGAGAAGACCCAGGAGTTGCCGCGTCTGCGTTAACCACTTCTGGCAATGAAATTGATTTTGATTCGCTAAATCGTCGTCGTTTTACCGATAGAGTTGCCTTTAATGAGTTTTATACTATTATAAAAGATTCTGTAAAAGCTAGATTAGGACATCCAGTAGTAAGAGTAGAACTAACAAACTTCCAGATATTAACTGCTATAGATGAAGCTATATCTAGATTAGATTATCATGCTCCTGATTGGTGTATAAACTATATGACGTTTCAAACACAGCTGGGTGTAGGCTTATATAAACTACCTAAGTTCGTTTTAAATAATCTACAATACGCAGCATACAAAAAAACATTATTGTCTATTGCAGAGCAATCAGGAACTCTAGAGTTTGATTTCTTCATTAAATATTTCCAGGAAAACTTCTTGTTCCAAGATTTTGGAGTAGCTGATTTCTTTATCCTACAAACTTCTTTAAAAACCATGAGAAGAGTTCTAGGTAGAGAGGGTATGTTTAACGTGGTTAATGGTGAATACCTACAGCTGTTCCCTGTCCCTACGAGTATTAACGAACAGGTTGTGGTTATATTCAAAGCTCTAAACACTCCTACACTTCACCACTATTATATTAATTGGCTGCAAAGATATGCTACCGCTGTGTCTAAAGGTATTCTTGGTCAAATAAGAGGTAAGTATACTACACTACCTTCTCCTGCTGGTGGAGCACAGCTAAATGGTCCTCAACTATCACAAGAGTCTGAAGCTGAGAAAGCTACACTATTACAAGAGCTTCTAACTGAAATCGAAGAACCGCCAGCCGCATTCACTACCTTTGGATAATGGTTACTAAAACTACCTTATCTGGAAACTTAACTCCTCCTAATCCTCCTGTTGACCAGGAGATACTAGTTATTAATAGTGCCTCGGGTTTTGTTAACTCTAGTGCAAAACTATACAACGACTTGTACGATGAGCTTCAAGAGCTGGATAGGAAAAATAATAACAGAGTAAATTTTTATCGGGAGTATACTCAGTCCCTGATGGATAATCTTAGAGGGTTTAGTATCGTAGATACGCAGGGGAGAGCTATAGAAGATATTGAGGTTATCTTTGCCAACCAAGAGAGAGCTGTTGCTAAACTATCTGAAACAAGAACTTTTAAATTACCTCTAGTTTCCGTCTCTATTATCAACACCCAGGAAGATGTAAACAGAAGAAAGCCTGATTTTAATGTTGTTATGGAAAGAAAGTTTGACGTTGAGACTAGAAGGGCTCAGAGAGTAGTTTCCTTAGCTCCTAAAGCCCTGAACCTGATGTATAGGATAAACTTGTGGGCAAAGTACATCGAAGATTTAAACCAACTCTCCGAGCAGCTGGAGGACAGCTTCAGACCCTCCATGCCAGTTACCACTTCTTTCGGAAAGGGCACTCCAGCATTCATTGCGTACTCTACAGACCAATCAACTTTGAGTGTAGGGGATAGACAGGATAGAATAGTTCAAAAAGCTTTTACCGTTAACGTGGAGGGATACCTTCCACAGCACAAATATCTCCTTGCAACTAACGGGAAGATTAAGAGTTTGGTTGTTCCTACAGAACTTACATAAAAAGTTTACCATTATCTCGTCGGAAACTTCTAAATAATACATAGAGAAGAGAATGGCTAAAAAAACCACAACTAAAAAATCAACTCCCAAAACTACTCCCGTTGTTACGCCTAAAACTATGCGAGTCGCTAATGTTTGCGGTAGTGGACTAGAACTTATTCTGATGATTAAAGGTGAGTGGCAACATTTCTGGCTAAATCCGGGTGACGCTATTTCAGTTCCCAGGGTTACTCTTTCTTCCACCGCAAATTCACACCTTCAGAATAGGTTAATTGAAGTAACAAATGAAAACTAGGAGAATATAAATGGCAAGTTTCGTAAGTCCCGGAAATTATGTAATAGAAAAAGATTTTTCTGATTACATCCCTTCCCTCAACAGCAGTGTTGTTGGGGTTCTCGGCTTTGGGTCTAAAGGTCCCGTAGATAAGGCAATCTTAGTATCTAATGCAGAGCAGTTAATCAACACTTTTGGTGACCCAAGAACTGTTGTTGGCGGTCAGGGTCTGTGGGGTGCTTACCAAATTCTGGAGAGAACAAACTCAGTTTACTTCGTTCGTGCAGCAGCTCAAACACAAAGTGCTGCTAGCGTAAACGTATCGGCTGGTACTCAGCCTGCTGTCTGGGTTTCCTCCCTAAGTGGTCTTAACGAATCGGCTGGTGTTGGAGTTTCTTACGCTTTCCTCATTGATGTTTGGAACCAAGATGGAGTTCAAGTAAGCCCTGATAACCCTTACGTTGTCGGTGTGCCAAGCTCTACTGACCAAGACCAAGTTATTAATACTATTAACGAAACTGTAGCCACGTACCTAGATGAATCTGCTCCGTTTACTTTCGTTAGCGGCGATGAAGGACACGTTGGCGCTTTCGTTTCTAAGTTCGCTGGCGCAGGTGCTTACATGAAAGTTCGCGGTTTTGCCAGTACTGCAAGCCACTTTAGCGCTTTAGGCTCTACTGGTCAGGTCGCTGGTGGTGGAGATGTATCTCTACAAGGACCTGGAGGAACTGTAGCTCAACCTTCTGTAAGTGATTTACGAAGTAACGCTGGCTTCTTAGACAACGACGATAAGCCTTTCGGAGCTCCTAGCTCTATGGCTGGTCCTGCGGGGGGTCTGAGACTGTTTGGAACTCCTGGTGTTGATTATACTGCCATGGGAGACGTTCAGCACAGTTGGAGATTTGCCGAAGGTGGACTATCGGGACTTCCCACTGATGCAGACGCATCAGGCTGGGTCGGCTCTGGCGTATACTCTCTAGGTAATACCATAGCTCCTACCTCGGCAACGGGTGGTACGATTAACCTACAATCACTACATCCAGGCTTAGGGTATAACTACTCTTCTACTAATACAGGCACTGGAGTCACTACCTATGGCTTGCGAGCTGCGGTTACTGCCAAGAGAGGCAAGGATACCGTCTTTGATATGCAAAGTGACGGCGCTACCGCTGAGAGCAATATTGTAGATTTTGTTAATGACCCGAACAGCACTCTTTACGATGTTATGGATGTGCTTAATACCAATACTTATGGCAATAACGAAACGTCAGACTTGTACTACGCTAGATTTGCTTATGTAGACTCTAACAACTTCTATGCAGGAGCGGCTACAACTACCAGACCTACTACGTACAGTGGAACGTTCACGGCAGCTGCACAAAATGGTGTTAGTGGTAACGCCCAACAAGGCATTAGTTACGCAGCTTCATTAGCTCTTAACAACGCTAACGGTGCACAAACACTAACCTTCCCTAAAGTACTCGCAGGAAACTACGACTTTGTTAGCGGGGTAAATGGTGACGCAGGTAGCTACAACAACAGCCTAACTAATACTAATGTAACTCAAGCGCTGATTGGAAACCAAGTAAACAGAAGCGGTATGCAGGCTTTCAGAGATGATACCTTAAACCTATCTCTGTGCCTAGTTCCAGGTATTACTACGCAATCAGTTCAAAATAACTTAGTAACAGTTGCTGAGCAAACTCAAAACTTCTTAGCTGTACTATCTCCCCCACAAGGATTGAAAACTGCACAAGAAGCCATCAACTGGCATAACGGAAAAGGTGATGGAAGAACTTCTCCACTTAACTCCTCTTACGCTGCTATTTATTGGTCATGGCTAAAGACTTTCAATGTCTTCACTGCTACCGACCAGTATCTAGACCCAGGTGTGTTTGCTGTCAGACAGATGGCATTCACAGATGAAGTTGCAGACCCATGGTTTGCTCCTGCTGGTTTGAGAAGAGGCAGACTAACCAAGCCTACTGAAGCTGAAGTTACTCTTAACCAAGGCGACAGAGATACTCTATACGCTGGAGGCAACGTAATCAACCCAATTGTAAGCTTCCCTCAGGACGGTTTAGTAATCTTCGGGCAAAGAACTGCTCAAAGAGCCTCTACCGCCCTGGATAGAATTAACGTAAGACGACTAATGATTCAAATTAGGAAACAAATCCTAGCTGGTACTAGACGCTTTGTGTTCGAACCTAATGATGCAATCACTAGACAACAAATTGTTGATGTTCTGCAACCACTCTTGCAAGACATTAAAGACCGTAGAGGCTTAGACGCCTTTAAGGTAATCTGCGATGAGACAGTAAATACTCCAGCTAGAATCGATAGAAACGAACTCTGGTGTAAGGTAATCGTACAGCCTACGAAAACTGCAGAAATTGTCGTATTCGAAATCAACGTAACTAGCCAGACTGGAGGAGTGGCAAGCGCTAGCTAGGACCCTATATAATACAGGAGATTAAACAATGGCATTTAACGTAGAAGCAGTAGACGAGTTTTGGAGGCAAAGCTCCCGTGAACTTGATATCGACATCACCGAAGGTCACAAACTCACACATATGTACGATTCTTTTCGGGCGTATGGGTGGATTGTTAGAATCCCTAATATAGCTGGTATTCTTGGTACAGTAGATAACTTCTTTAATTTTACTGACACCAACGATACCTTAACGTTAGCAGCTCGCCGTGTAACTGGTCTTTCCTATAACGTAGAAACTATCGACGTTAACAAAGTTAACGATAGATTTTACTATCCTGGACGACCTTCTACGCAAACGGCTACCATTTCCTTTGATAATATGATTAAAGGAGATACTGCTAAGTTACTATATGCGTGGATGAGAACAACTTATGACCCAATCTTTGGTACCCACTCGAACCCTGTCATCGCAGGCGACCAATTCAAGAGAACGATAGAAGTTATTCAATTAGATAACCAGCGCAATCCAAAACTGGTAGCTAAGCTTTATGGCGCGTTCCCAATCAAATGGTCTATTGGCGAACTTTCTTATGGCACGAATGATTTTGCAACTATTGATTGCGAAATCAAGTACGATATGATTGTACAATATAAAACCACTGATAGCGCCTTTGAAAACTTTTTAGGAAGCCTCATTCCCGGGCTTGGCTAATAAATAATTAAAGTTCCCAAAAAGGCTTCCTATCTAATGGTGGGGAGCCTTTTATATTGACATGGAATCTATCTTCGACCAACTAATGGAATCTTATGAAGCCATCCGTAAGAGAAAATATTCTCTTACGGAACAGGAAGATGCCTCTACTAAAGATAAAGGTCGTCAAGAGCTAAGTAGAAGATATAATTCCATGATGGGGGGTACGGCAAAATTACCCGACGCACAAAAGAATCAAATTAAAGCAGACCTTCTACAAAAATTACAAGTGCCTCCCGAACAGATGAGAGGAACTGGGGGGACTTACGACCCCATGTATATTCCTTCGCAAAAAGCTGGCTCATTACCTAAGGTGGAGTTCCGCACACAAAAAGGAACAAGATACACTCTTAGTGTTGGCGGGGGACATACAGGAATCAACAGTAAAACTCTAGCGGGAGCTATAGAGTATTTGCAAGGTGATATTGCGGATGATGAAGGAGCTCAAGCAAATTTAAAGGCTGAGCCTGGAGGGGAACAGGCACCCGAAACAGAAAGCGACGGAACTGTATTCGACACAAACACAGGACAAGAAATTGACCAAACAGCAGACTACGTTCCTTATGAAGCTCAGCCAGGAGAGATAGAGAAAGCCGCGCAAAAGATGGATGGTGTTATTCCTGGTATAGATGCTCAGGATTTATTCGATAGAATCACATTAGCTCCTACAGGTGCCAACACCAAGTTGATGAAGTTCAAAAGGTCTCTACGTGGTGGGGATACTCCGTGGGTAGCTCCAGAAGTACAAAAAGAAATTTTTAATGCGCATGTGGATTTGATAGGCGTAGCAAAAAAAATCAAAGAGGGCTCTTACATTGATGATTCTGATTTAACTCCCAGGGAAAGAAAACTCTTAGATTCTTTTGTTTGCCGTAACCCTAAAACCAATGCGGGTTCTTGGTTTGGAAGAAGACAAGCCATGGACTCGGTTAAGAGAGTAGCCCCTAACTTCGCAGCCTATTTAGAGGGTATGGCTTCTTCCCCTCAATACGCAGGGCAAGAGATGTATGGCATGTCTATGGGTAGCTACACTCAAGATATTTGTTCTCAATTTAAAGGCATAGAAGTGAGGAGCGCTACGGGGGATACCCGACCCGCTATCTTTAACTCTAGTGTTGGTGGTGGGGCAGGTAACATCTATCAAGTTTTAGGAACTAAGAAAGAAGATTTGATGATTGGAACTTTAAATACTTTTTTCGGCACCGAATCTGTGGCTACCACTGTCGAAGCCATGGAAGCATTTGCTCAAGCTATCAAGGATGTCTGCGATTTGGGAGAGCAAATACAGAACTTTGTTGTTACTGATGGCAACTTAGGCATGACGTTTGAGCATGAGGATGCTAGAGTCGCTTCTGAATCTCTACTAAAAGACATAGACACCGACAATTGTAACAAAGCTGCTGTCGATTATATAAAAGACACCATTAAAGAATCATATTTCTTAGCTCGGGTAGCGAAAAATGCAGGGGTATCCCCTACTGGAGTTACTTCAAGAGGTAAGGTTTCTACAGCCACAACTAAAGCAGATTTTATGGTAGAGTTTGCTAGTGTAAACGATGCACAAAAGTTCGCTCAAGCCCTTAGTGATTTGGGAGCAGGACAGGTAACGGTTGACACTACCGGGGGTGGCGGCGTAGGTGTATCACTAAAATCTCAAAGCGGGTTTGATAAAGATACTCCATCAGGCAGCTCTTACTATACTCCTGCATATGCTTACCACAACACCCCCTGCGAAACTTTATCTACTGCAGCACAAAGGCAGAAGTGTGAGGAAGCAGCAGAGTTTACATCTACCAGGAAGAAATTCTTAAAGCCCTCACAGCGTAATGTAGCAGAGAAGGCTATGGAAGTAGATGCTGTTATTGCTCGTTCAGCAGAGGCTATGTTTGGCTCTGATGCTAGAGCTCGCTCTTCAATTAAAGCTACATTCTCCGTTTTGTTAGGAGACGTGGCTGATGGGGATGTGGATACTCTACGAATGCTTAGTGAGTGGCAACAAGAAATCGATACCGCCATAGCTAGCAAGGATAATACTGCCATTGGTAATGCTAGAATTAATTTTATTCGTCGCCTGAGGCAGTTGAAAGCAGAGCAAGACCCTTCTCTAAACGAAGGTTTTGCAATGAATGATTTGATTAGCTCCTTCGTCACCGAAGAGGATGACGCTATGATGAAAGCTATGAGAGGGGAGATACGCTTCGCTGGCAACCATCAAGTAGCCAAATATGTTTTAAGCAAAGCTAAGCCTACGAGAACCCCATCTGGAGGTTATACTTGGACCATAGGTAACGAGGTTGTGTTCTCCACTGACCTAAGAGGAAAAACTTCTCGGGGTGGAGGAGTGTTCTATCCTAAGATGGAAGCAAAGATTAAACCTAAACTCTTTGATATACTTGCAACAGCAATCTCAGAGAATACTAATTCAGTCGGAGAAGAAAAAATTTACAGGAAGCTTAATGAACTCATCGAAGCTATACATGTAGCAGTCTCCAAATAACTCTACATGCTTTAGAGCGTATTTAACATTAGAAACCACGACTGCCTTTCTTCTAGTTTTTTGGTACACCATCAACCAATCCTTATTGGCTGCTTTTGCATCTCTCTTAGCTTGGTCGATAAATGCCCAAAAATCTGATTTAGGTTTGAACAAATCGTCAAGCTCAACCGTGTACCCTGATTTACACTCAATAACAAATTTAAATTTTTCTGGTGTAATTAAGTCCCCGTGGACTTTAATGTGTTGAGGTAACTTATGAGTTGTTGCAAATGCTCCTGAACCTGGAGAACGGCAAAACTCGTTTGTCTCAAATCTCTCGTTTAACAATGTAGAGATTTTTCTTTCAAATGCATTTCCTTTTCTACGGCTATTAATTCTCTTTTTTTGTTTGAATTCGCCGTGGGATAGAATGTCTTCAATCTTTTTTCCCATTTAATATAATAGTAACTAAAATGGTAAAATCTGAAAAAATTACTCTGGGGTCTTTGAACCCTAACAATTACAACTTTAAAATTAAATATTCAACACGAAGGATGAAATTATACATTAAACTTACTCAGGAAGAGACTACCGGGTGGAAAAACGTAAAGAACGCTTTGGCTGCTGGTATGTCTGATGACGACCTTGCTAAAATCTTATTTTTCAAAGGCATTTCCGCCACCATGGAAGAGCTGAATGAAAAGATTAGCAACATGCCAGAAGAAGAAAAAGCAAAAATCATGGCTGAATACGAGAAGTCCGAGAAGTCCGATGAGAACGCTAAAGAAACTAACAACGGATAGTGAAGTAAACGAAGCTCTTAAGTCTAAGAGCGAGACAGATATCCTGGTCTTGTACCACTCTCTGTGGGATAAGAGGTGCGCTAAAATCCTGGAAATGGCTGAACAGTGGGCGCAGCAGGAAGGGGACGAAACCCTCTATCTGATTAACAGTTGGGATACTCCTGAATGTTTCTCCAGCTTTTCCATCACTTCAGTGCCGTCGTTACTGACGACAAAGAATGGTAGGGTTAGCGTCCAGGTGGAGTATTCAAATCTGTATCAGTTTTTTCAGTCTGAGACTGAACCCCAAAATCACCCATAATCTTTCGGTACTCGTGTACCTTATCAATATACTTCTTTCTTTTTGTATAGAGAAGCTTTAGATTGTTCAAGATGACGGTAGTAAAATAATTAAAGGCTGAACCTTTTTCAGGAGAAAAGTTCTTTAATGTTTTGAGGACTAAACAAAAACACTCTTGTTTCGCGTCATCAAATTCAATCTTAAATTTAAAAGATAATAATATATTGGTAATAAGCAGGTCGAATAAACGAACAACTTCCTCTTCGTAGGTATCATTATCCTCAAGATAGAGTCTTATAGTTTTTTCAAAATGCTTATTATCAATATAATTTTTCTTTAAGCTTTCCATGTGTCTATAATAGGTTATGATTTCTGATTCTTTACTAAATTCTTTTATGAATGATGAACAATTTCACCGAGAAGAGGTGACAGACGCTAAAATTGTCTTTGTTCATGATTCTTTTCATAGAGAAAATGGAGTAACATATGAGTTCACTGACGAAGAGTTCGGTGTTCTTTCACATCTTTTAGAGCAGACCAAGCTCCCCAACAATTCCTACCAGTTTGTTGCGGCGATTAAATCGTATGGCTTTAGAGAATCAGATGTGGATACTGCCATGCTTACCAAGCACAGGGAGTACTTGTACGAAGACTTAGATGCTATTTCCCCTACCTTGATTATCCCTCTAGGCAATATGGCAATGAAAGCCGTCATAAAGAAGTCCGGGGTTACAAACAAGAGGGGGAAAGAGTTTCCTTTTGTGCAAGAGGGCAAGGAGCCAATCGCTGTGGTTCCAACTCTCCACCCAATGTCTTTGTACCTAGAGCCCAAACTAAGAACTTTGTTTATCCAAGATGTAAACAATGCTTATGATAAGTTTGTACTAGGAAACAATAAGCTTTCTAAGCTTGATTTCGTTCTATGTGATACCGTTGATAGTATTCATGAGCAGTTCGATTTGATTAAGAACGATACCGAGCTTGCAGTTGATATAGAAACGACAGGGCTTGATTATAAGAAGGATAAAGTACAGACCATTGGTATTGCCTCAGACTCTGCTACGTTTATTCTTCCTGTCCATCATAAGGATTCCCCCTTTGTTGGCACGGAATTGAATGAGATGATTTCTAGGCTTAAGGAGGTATGTGCTAATAAAAATCAGGCAAAGATTTTCCATAACTGCAAGTTTGATTTGAAGTTTTTGATGAATCTAGGTATCTCTGATTTTGCCAACATTGAGGATACTCAGATGATGCACTCCTTGATTGACGAGAACTTACCTCATGGCTTGATGGATTTGGTTAAAGAATTTTTCCCCACGGAGCTAGAGACTTACTAATGGGGTTAAGGAAAGATTTGCACCCAGAAGCGGTGAACCAGTGTATTGAAACACTAAAGGCTGCGCTAGAGCACATCTTAAATGTGAGAGACCATACACAAAAAGATGGAGGAACTTGCTCTACATATGCTAACATAATTATTGATTTATCTACTTTAATAAGAGAACTAAAATGCTTACAGTAAACAACGGAAAAGAAACAGATTGGGCAAACATGCCCTTAGACGAGATGGCTTTTGGTAACGCCATGGACTGCAAGTTTACCTTACGTGCGTATAGAGAAATGCGACCTAAGATGAAATCGATGAAGGTTGATAAGGTGTACGACGGTATTCTAAAAGATATTCTCCTAACTATGGCTGAGATGGAGAACAGGGGTATTAAGGTAGATGTGGCTTATTTGGAGGAGCTAGATTCTATTCTCGTTAAAGAGATAGAAACTCTGTCAGCTAAGCTAAATGATTTGTCTCCCGTTAAAGAGTTTAATCCAAACTCAACTTTAGAGTTGGCGGGTGTACTGTTTACGTCTGATGGTTTTGATTTGCAGCCCGAGATATTTTCTAAGGTAAATAAACTACCTTCCATCACTGAAGAGCATCTAGACAAACTTAAAGCAAAGACTACTAACAAAGAAGCTAAAGAGTTTATTGAGACGCTATTAAAATATAAAACTAGAATCAAGCAACACAAAACCTATGTTACTGGTGTTCGCAAATCTGTTGATTGGAATGAGGAGCCGAGGATTTACTCCCAATACAACTTCTCAACTGTGGTAACGGGACGCCTGTCTTGTTCAACTCCTAATGTTAAGGTACGCGAATTAAATAAGAAAAATAAATACGTTAACAAGGAATACAAGAAAGGCGTTTCGTTCCACACCCTGCCACGACCAAGTGCAGATGACCCAGTGAACATCCGAAAACTGATGGTAGCTGAAGACGGAAAAGCCTTTGTCGCTGCGGACTATGCTACGGCGGAACTCCGTGTGCTTGCGCAGTGCTGCCAAGACCCTAACCTAATTAAGGCGTTCACTGAAGGTCAAGACCTGCACAAGTATACAGCCTCCCTTATTTACGGAAAGGCGATTGACGACATCACCAAAGAGGAACGACAGATTGCTAAGTCGGTAAGCTTCCTTATTGTTTACGGCGGCGGACCTAACAAACTTTCACAGCAGGTGGGCAAAGATTTAGGATATTGCAAAGGTATTTTTGCTGATTACTCTCGTGCCTTTCCTAACGTGTTCTCGTGGATTAAGGAAGGCAGAAAGAAGATTATGTCTGATGGGTATGCCACAAGTCTGTTTGGGCGCAGGAGGCACCTTAAAAACGTTAACAGCCCATCCCGTGCTCATCAAGAGAGAGCTCTCCGCCAGGGGATGAACTTTATCATTCAAAGTTCCGCTTCGGACCTCATGCTACATGGAATTGAGCGCGTAAAAAAATATTCAAACCATCTCGGTCTGGACCTAGACCTTCTAGCTTCCGTTCACGACTCGGTTGAAGTACAGTGCGACATTGATGAGATAAAAAAAGTATCAGAGCTGCTCAAATATTGCTTGCAGTCTACTCAAGACCTGCCAGCTCTATATGGTTTTGATTTTGTTGTGCCTTTTGAGGTAGATATCGAAGTTGGTAAATCTTTCGGAGATGGTATCGAGGCAACCTTTACTGAGGAAGGGGTACTTACCAATCACTCAGAACTAATTAATTATGTCCAGAACTAAAAGAGTAGTTCTTCTTACGGATTTACACCTAAGAAGCGATTATATTCCAGGGTACTTACAAACTCAAGTAGACACTCTGACCCGTTTGGTAAACCAAAAACCCACGGACGCGGTTGTTATTAACGGTGATATCTTTCACCGACGCAATCCAAGAGGCAGTGAGCTACTAGCTTTCAGAGAGTTGTTGGAGGGTTTGGAGTGCCAAGACATTTATATAAACAGAGGAAATCACGACACAATATCTAAGAGTGGGTCTACAGAGACTACACTCTCATTGTTTAGTGATATAGCCAAAGTATTCTCCGAGTGCGGCACAGAAAGAATTGCTGGTGTTGATTTTGATTTCATTCCGCACTTTGAGCATGAAAGCGATATTGTAAAAGCGGTTAAAGAATCAAAGAATCATATGTTTGGGCACTTCGGGTACGACGGCTGTCAGTCCCACGGTAACTATAAGTATGATTCCTACCTAAAGCGTAGCCATTTCACAAAAGGAAAGTATTCTTTCCTCGGTCATATCCACCTACCTCAGATACAGGACAATATCCACATCTTAGGTACTCAATATTCAACTAGCTTTGGAGAAGCTAATGCACAGAAGTGGCTAACCTCTCTTTTGATTAGGGATGGAAAGGTAGAGGTACATAGGAAAAAAATTGATTATGGTATCCGACATATTTCATGTGGCTTACATAACATAGACGAGATGAATGCTAAATTTAGGTTTAAGGATTTCTTTACTATCCTGCGCCTTAAATTAGATACGTTAGATTCTTATGTCGAGAACACTATCAAATATGAAATCCTCTCTAAGTATACGCTGGCTCACCTTGAAGTTGTATTTGATGATGTTTTACCAAAGTTAACTTCAAACTACTCAAAGGAAGGTAAGCTTCTAACCATTGATGATGACATCATAAACACATACATTGATGAAAGTGATGTAGTTTTTTCAAAAGAAGAACTACTAGAAGGACTAAATCAAATTCGAACTTATGAAAATTAATAATATCAAAATAGAAAATTTTCTTTCCATTAAGGAAGCCGCCATAAACTTTGAAGATTATTCTAATCTCGTTCAGATTGTAGGGCATAACCACGACTCTAAACCTAAAGGTTCCAACGGAGCTGGCAAGAGCGCGGTAATAGAAGCCATCGTCTTTGCACTTTTCGGAAAGACGTTGCGTAAGACTTCCGAGAAAAATTTAACAAGGTATGATTCGAAAGGGAAATGTAAAGTTACCATAACTGTTAATGATGACGTTATTATTGAGAGAACTAAAAAACCTCCACGGTTGATAGTAACGGCTGGAGGCGAGGATGTAACAAAAGAATCCATACAAAAAACTCAACAACACTTAGAAAGTTTTTTAAACACAAACAGAAATGTGTTTCTTGCTTCTATGGTGTTTGGACAACAAAACTCTACCAACTTTTTAACGGCATCCCCGGAAGAGAAGAGAGAGATAATTCAAAGCTTTCTCAGCGTCAAGGACATTTTTAAACACAGGGGGGCAATCAAGGGATTGAAATCTAATTCTTTTTCGGAGAAGAAGATAGCCACAACGTTACAGGACGAGTGCTTAGGTTCCGTCAAGAAACTTGAAACGGAAATATCCGAGCTAAACAAATTAAAGAAAGCAGCTAAGAAGTATCTTTCTCCTGAAAAAGTATCCTTCGTTACAAAATATTCCATGTCCGAGATAAAAGAGATGGAGGACAAAAGGCACGAGTTGGATAAGGAATGTTCGTACCAAGAGATGAGATTAACGAACCTTCTAAGTGAAAAAGAAAAATTAAAAGCTAAAGTTAAAGAGTCTTCCCCTTCCTGCGACAACTGTGGGTTCGTGGACCCAGAGGATAAGGTGAAAAAGATACTCCTTGGAGATAAAATACATGAGATGTCCGAGGAGATAGCAGAAAAAAGAAAAGAAATAAAAGACTTATCTGCTAAGATAGACGAGACTACAGTCCCTATAACTAGCGCCGATTTTGATATAGTGGAGAAACTTATAAACGTTGAGTCGTCTCTTAAAGTTCTGAGGGCGCAAAAAAGAAAAGCTAGAAAGCTGAGCAAACAACATGCAGACAAAGTTGCTGTTCATCAAAAACAATATGATATCATGAGGTTTTGGGAATATGCTTTTTCAGAAAACGGATTAATCAAGTATGTTATTAGAAACATCTTGGAATTCTTTAACGAACGAGCTAATCATTACCTTGGTGTTGTGAGTTCAGGTAATATAAGTGTGGAGTTTGATGATTCTCTAAAAGATACCTTTTATTCTAACGGCAACGAAATATACTTTGATTCCATGTCTGGGGGAGAAAAGAAAAGATGCTCCTTGGCTGTTACCATGGCACTTAATGACTTGCTAGTGGTGACTGGAAAAGAAAGACCCAATCTAATTTTCTTTGATGAGATAGCAGACTCACTAGACTTCGAAGGGGTGAAAGGGTTGTACGAATTGATTAATTTGATTACTCAAGACAAAAAGTTATTTATTATTACCCATAATGATTATTTGAACTCTTTAATAGAGGACGAAGCTGATACGTTTAAAGTAATAAAACGTAACGGTATCACTAAAATACTACATAATTAGCTTATAAAAATACAATGAATTTGGAACCATACAAAGAGAAGATTCTTGTCCTTCAGCAAAAGGTATTTCATGAAGAGAAGACCGCTGGAGGCATTATTTTGCCCGACGAAGTTAGGGATAAAAAAATTAACGAAGGAGTTATTATGGCTCTTGGGTTTGACGTTAGCGATAATATTAAGCCTGGGGAGTATGTAGTTTTTGATGAGTATTCTGGTGTGAAGATTAATCGGGACGGGCACGAGTACGTCCTCATCACAGAGGACGATATTCAAGCAATAGTTCGCAAGAAGGAGAAAAAGTAATGGCATATGAGATTCCAGAAAATTCTCTTGCGCAAACTATCTTCATGGACAAGTACGCATATCCAGGTGAAAAATCCTGGAGAGAGTGTGCGCGTAGAGTAGCTAAAGCTGCTTCTGACCCTGAGTTCCCTGAGAACCGAGAGAGGTTTGAGCAGAAGTTCTACGAAGCTATTAATAGCGGAGACTTCTGTCCCGGTGGTCGTATTTTGTTTGGCGCAGGGCGTAGTCATCAGAACATGCTCAACTGCTACGTTCTCGACCCTGAGGATTCTGTAGAAAGTATCGGTAAAGTTATCTCCGATATGTATAAGATTTCTTGTGGCGGTGGTGGCATTGGCTTCAACTTCTCTAAGATTCGTCCTAAGGGAGACAATATTCAGAACATTAAAAATTCCGCTCCCGGTTCTATCTCGGTCATGAGAATGATTAATGAGATTGGTCACCATGTCAGAGCAGGAAAGAATCGACGTACAGCGTTGATGGCTATTCTGGATATCACCCACCCAGATTTCCTAGAGTTTTTACATGTAAAACTCGACCGAAATGAACTGACTAATTTCAACGTCTCAGTAGCAATCACTAAGCGGTTTGTTGAGGCGGTTGAAAGAGATGAAGAATGGTACTTCACTTTTGGAGGTAGACAAAATCAGTATTTTGTTTATGAAGTTGAGCGCACATCTGAGTCGGGCAATGATACTGTGGCTGTGGTTGCCAAAAGCGAGGAGGATGCATTAGGCAGAGCCAAGCTACACCACCTTAAACATTACGCGGATACATTTACAGGAGCGAAGAAGAAAGAAATCCGCGCCAGGGAACTCTGGGAGCGTATCGTAGATAACGCTATTGAATCCGGAGAACCTGGAATCTTCAACATTGATTTTGCTAACGAATTTACTAACGTTTCTTATTTTGAGCACATGCCTTCTACTAACCCCTGTGGTGAGGAAGTGCTTCCTGCATATGGCAACTGTTGTCTTGGTCACGTTAATCTGGCTAACATGGTTGACATGGACGGCACTATCGATTGGCGTAGGCTTGCCCGTACGATTCGCACGGGTACTCGGTTCTTGGATAACATTCTCACGGCGAACCATTTCCCAATTCCGGAATGTGAAGAAGGAGGAATGCGTTCCCGTCGAATCGGACTGGGCGTTACCGGACTACACTACTTACTCATCAAAGCGGGTTACAAGTATGGCTCGGAAGATTGCTTGGAGTTCTTGGAACGGTTATTCGCTACAATAAGAAACGAGGCATACAAGGCTTCGATGTATCTTGCAAAAGAGAAAGGTAGCTTTGCTGCATACGACTGGAACAAATTAAAGGATGAAAAGTATTTTAAAACGTTGCCTTCTAGGATTCGCTCAGACATTAAGAAGAATGGTCTCCGAAACGCCATTCTACTTACAGTTGCTCCAACTGGAACTATCAGTATGGTTCTGGGTGTCTCGACTGGTCTCGAACCCATATTTGCCCCTGTCTATAAGCGTCGTTGGAGGACTGGCACTGATGGTGTCTGGAATGAGACGTTTGTGGTTGACCCTCTGTTTAAGCAACTCTATATGCGTGGTCGTGATATCTCACATTGTGTCGGCGCGTATGACGTTACCCCAGAGGAGCACATTAAGGTACAGGCTGTAGTGCAATCATATATTGATTCAGCGGTATCTAAAACGTGCAACCTTCCTGCGGACTTCAAGCCCGAAAATCTGTACGATGACCTGCTGATGTATGCTAATGATATGAAAGGGTTTACTTTTTATCGAGCTGGCTCTAGAGGTAACGAGCCTTTGGAAGCAGTGGACCATACTACCATTAATTTGGATAAACTTATTCAAGAAGGTAAACTGGAAGAGCAGGTTGAAAGTGTAGAAACTTGTGTTGACGGAGTGTGCGAACTATAATGCCAACTTACAATTACTATTGCGAGCAGTGCCTTATGAATCATACTGAACTAAGGTCGTATGATGATAGAGAGGAGCCTTCTGAGTGCCCTGAATGCGGCAAAGGAGGTTGCCCTAGGACTTGGGACGACTCAAAGACTCGTCCCTCCGACAAAGGCGTGGGTCTTCTCATAAAGGGGGGCACTCCAAAGTTTTATCATAACTATGGCGTAGGCAACAAAGAGCATGAAGAGAAATGGCTAGAAGGAGAGATTGAAAACACTAAGCAAGTTCTTAAAGATGCGAACAAGGGAGCTTCACCGTATTCTGAAAGGCAGGTTCCATACGAAGAACTCGCTAAGCAGGGTGTAGTTCGGAAGGTAGACAAGAAAGAAGCCAAGCTGAGGAAGAAGGCATCTGAAAATATGGCAAAAAGAGCAGTAGAAAATTTAAGTGAGAAAGACTATGAATACATGGGGAAAAACAAAAAAGTGGACTGATTACACTTATGTGGGGTATAAAGCAGTGGATTTAGGCGACGTAATTATTTATAACGAATCGGAAAATCAATTTCCTGGGTATCAGACAGCTGGCGCAGCCGCTTTTGATATCGCATCGGATGATTCCGTATTTTTAGACATAGGGGAAACCAAGGTAGTAGGTACGGGGTTGTATTTTGCGCTACAAGAAAACATGGTAGCGGAGATTACCCCTAGAAGCTCTTTGGGGTTGCGAGGAATTACCATTCCAAATTCCCCAGGTATTATTGATTCAGATTACAGAGGAGAAATTAAAGTTCTTCTAACTAATCTAAGCGATACGCCGCATTTTATCAACAAAGGAGACAGGATTGCACAAGTTCTAATTAGACCTGTTGTAAAACCTCCACTAGTAAGTGTTTCTTTTGATGAATTCCAGGACTATAATAATACTGAACGGGGCTCTGGTGGCTTCGGTTCTACTGGAAAATAATGGCGTATCAATTTCAAGAATCAATTCAAAAGGGAATCCTTTACTTGGTAAAATCAGACCAAGATTTCTTAGTTCAATCTATGCCTATGATTAAGGCGGAGTACTTTGAATTCCCCTCTCATCAGAAGATATACACTGTGATTACTAATCACTATGAGGCGTATAAGAATCTCCCTAGCGACGACCAAATCTTAGAAGGTATTAAAGATATTAAGACTTCTAATGAGTTGATGGGGGATTATCGGGATGAGATAGACTCAATCAATTCTCTAGATACTTCCGCAATAGATAACAGCAACTACCTGTTGGATAAGGTTGAGGACTTTGCTAAGTCGGAGGCTATGAAAAGTGCCATTCTGAACTCTATTGAGGTTCTTAAACAACCAAAGCCCAACTTCTCTCAGATTGAATCTGAGCTTCGTAGTGCGCTTTCTATCAATAGGAATGTAGATTTAGGTATCGATTACTTTACGGACATTGATGAGCGCTGGGAGCGTATTACAAGCGAGTCTGTAGCCGCTGAGTTCCGAACTCCCTTTGAGACTATCAACAGAGAGCTTGAAGGAGGTTTGGCTGCTAAAGAAATGGCTATGGTTGTGGCTCCTCCAGGCGTGGGTAAGTCTTTGTTCTTGGCTAACCAAGCGGTGCGAAGCTGTATGGACGGCAAGAATGTTCTTTATGTTTCTCTTGAGATGTCTGAAGATAGAGTTGCACAAAGACTTGATAGCATCTTTACCCGCATTGAACAGAGACAGTTGAAGTCTCGTATTGATGACCTGAAGCAAAGGTTGGATACTGTCTCAACTCAAATCTCTAATAGAGGAAAGCTAATTATTAAAGAGTTCCCTACTAAGCGATGCACAGTATCAAACCTTAGAGCCTTCCTAAACCAATTAAGCAATTACAGCGACTTTGTTCCTGATGTAATCATTATTGATTACTTGGAGTTGATGTCCACCGATGGACAAGCAAAAGAATATCAGGCGCAAGAGAGGTGCGCTCAAGAGCTTAGGGGTCTGGCTACGGAATATAAGTGCTTGGTCTGGACAGCTACTCAAACCAACAGAGAGGGTAAGAAAGTAAATCTTATTACAGATGCAGAGCTTGCCGATTCTTATGGTAAGATTCGTGTTTGTGATTTGGCATTCTCAATCAATCAATCTGAGCAAGAATTCGATGAGAAGAAAGCTCGATTGTATTTGATGAAATCTAGGAACGGCAGAGCTAGATTCTGTGTTAACGTAAAGATTGATTACGACAGGCTTGTAATCTCTGAGGATGCATAATGAAGAAATGGAAGCACCCGGAAGTCCTACACACAGGACATAAAGATTTTAAGATAGTTCAAAAACCTTTAACTAAGGATAGTTTATACGGGTGTGTTGAGTTTCCTAAAGCAACTATAACTGTAGACCCTAACCAGAGCGAGGTTGATTACAAAGGAACTTTACTACATGAGATTATTCATGTTGGTTTGGACTTATGGGGTTTAGGTGATGACGACGAGATGCCTCAAATTGGTAATGAATTTATTACTACCGTAACTTCTAATATGTTGCAGGTATTATGGGGTCAAAATAAAGAACTTTTTACTTTTATATTTAGTAGCGATGAATGATATAACTGAAGCGTATGATAACATCAAAGACTTGTACTTAAAGTTTGCGAAAGATTATCTCTCTGTATCCGACCAAAACATGGATGTTTGCCTACAAAAACATACATCTATCTATGCTTTTTTTGGAGCGGTGCTAGCCCATGCAAAATATGTTTTAAACGACGCGGAAGCAGACTTCGATTATCAAGAAGCTCTTTGCAGAGAAGCAAGAAGAAAAGAACTACAAGAGTCTGGACAAAAAGCAACTGATAGAGCCTTAGACGCTTACTTGAAGACAGTGCCCTCTTTACGAGAGCAGTCTTCTGTTGTAAGAGACGCTCAACATAAATATAACTTAGCTAAAAATCTAGTCTCTTCTTTGGACCATCAAAAAGATATGTTGGTTCAGATGTCCGCTAACAAAAGGGCGGAAATTAAACTACATGAACTTTAATAAACTGAGGTAATAACTAATGGTTAACATTGACGAACTACGTAAAAAATATCAACAAATTAATAATCCTGGTGGAGGAAACCAAGAATTTCTTAAGAAGTTTTTCATGATGGAAGATGGAACTTCTTACGTTAGAGTCCTACCGCCGAACGACCCTGATGGTCAATTCTATTCTGAAACTTCTATCCACAGAATCAACGACAAGAACTATCATTGTCCGCGAGAGAAAGGTGGCAAGTGTCCTGTATGCGATACTTACTACGGTTTGTGGAAGCAGGTTAACGAACTTGGAAAAGAAAACCCAGCAGCTCAACCACTGATTGATACTGCTCGTCAGATTAAGGCTCGCAAGCGTTTTTATATGAACGTTGTTGACCGAAGAGACGAGAGTGTTAAGATTCTATCCGTGGGACAAAAGCTGTTCAGTAAGATTCTAGATTCATTCTTTGATGAAGATTATGGCGACATTACTGATGTTGCTTCTGGTTGGGATTTTAAAATCATCAAGGAACAAATCGGTGGGTTCCCGAACTACGACAAGTCTGCTCCTCGTCCGAAGAGCACTCCAGCAGGTTCGGAAGCTCAAGTTTCAACTTGGATGGATGAGTTGCATGATATTCATGCCCTTATCAAACTTCCTGAATACGATGAGTTGAAGTCTCTTGCTATGGAGATTGAATCTATCACTAGACCTGAACGCCCTGCGCCCACTCACGAAGATTCATCTTCCGATGACGGCGATAGTTTTCTGCAAAACTTAAAGGACGTTAACGTCTAATGGAAAAGGACCGAAAACTACGTATTCTGTGCTGCCCTGCTAACCATGGTGGATGTGCGTACTATAGAATACTCATGCCCATGAAAAAGCTGGCGGAAAAGTGCGGAGACGTAGTCGAGGTTCGCTTTGACGATAATCCTCTGGGGTACGACGATGAAAAAAGGTGTACTCCGGAGGACTTCGAATTCGAAAATATGAAGTGGGCGGATGTTGTCTTTACGCACAACATTCACTCGCGTGGAGGAGCTTACACAGTAAATATTCTAGCTAAAGCAGCTGAGCTTGGTAAGTTCACTCACTACGACACCGATGATTTATTAACAGACCTTTATACAGGGCATCGGTTGTATGATGTGTATAAAGAACAGAAGTTAGATGAGGCATCGAAGGTTCTCTATTGGAATGCGGACCTTGTTAGTGTTACTCAATCTAAGTTTGCAGAAAGAATTAAACCTTTCTGCTCAAAGGCACTCGTCGTAATCAAAAATGCTATTGATTACGACCTACCTTGCTGGAATGTTCCGTGGCAACCCGCTCCACAAAAAAGGATGACCAGAATCGGTTGGGTGGGGGGCATCCACCACGAGGAAGATGTTAAAGAGTTTAGAAGCGTAATCTTAGGGATGAACTCCAAGGTTGGAGCAGAGAACTTACGATGGACGTTCCATGGCAGACCTCCACTGAAAAAAGGAGAAAAAAAAGATTGGCAACAAGACGTTTGGGATGCATATGAGAGACATCTAATGTACGGCGTCCCAATGAAACAAAGAAAAAACATATTCTTTGGTCATGCTATGAACGGAGAACATTACGGAGTGATGTATAGAGATATGGATATTAGTATCGCTCCTCTACAAATGAATAACTTTAACGATTCTAAATCTGATATCAAATTAATGGAGTGTGGTAGGTACGGGGTTCCTCTCGTTGCTAGCGACGTTGGATGCTATGCCGAAACTATTAAAGATGGTGAGACTGGATTCCTCATTCCTGATGGAGCTCCTAAGAGCGAGTGGGTAAAGAAACTTACATTGCTTCACAAAGATAAAAAATTACGCAAGCAAATGGGAGAGAACTTACGACAAATCGTAAATGAGCGATTCAACATTAACAATCATGTAAGAGAGCGGTACCATCTGTACAAGCAACTGATGGGATACAAAGCAGAGGCTATGAAGAAACATGCAGAGCAAAGTAACAGCAATAGTTAAAACAATAGGAAGACCTACGTTACAGAAAGCTATAGACAGTGCGGAGCGTGAGGGCTTTCCTGTCGTCGTTGTCTCTGACGGACACCCTCTGTATGACCAAGAGACTGGTGAGTTAATTGTTGGTGGTGCGGATGCTGCCATTGAATTAAAAAAGAACTGGGGTTGTTACGGAGCGGTAGCTGCTAATGTTGGAGTTGCCTTAACTGAAACAGAGTATGTGGTTTTTGTTGATGACGATGATGAGCTTGCTCCAGGAGCAGGAGATATCATTAGAAATGCTATCAGCAGAGACTCTTCCGTAGATATTTGGGTACAAGGATTGTTGTTTAACAACGGAATGGAAATGTGCCTGGATAAAAGTAAAGGAGTTGTTATGGGTAACGTAGCTGTTCCTATCTATAAGGTTGATGTCTTAACAAAGAACCCATTTTCCACGGAAGTACCTCCCCATGTACAAGACTATGCTGATTTCTTCCATGTGTTATTATGCCATACAAAAGGATTTAGCGTGGATTGGCTGGGCAAGGTAACGTACTTAGTTAGACCTGAATTGGAGGGAACAAATGGAAGAGGAAAGTAAACTTTTTGTTATCAGCCCTGTGCATAATGCAGAGGAATGGATTGGTAAATGTATCGAGTCTACTAAAAAGCAGACTTATAAAAATTTTATGCACGTAATTATTGATGATGCATCTACGGACGATACATTTAAAAATGCTATTGAAGCAGTAGGGGATGATGACCGTTATATTTTAGGTCATGTGCCAAACAAATGTGGAACTCTGCATAGCCATATTCAGGGGGTAGAAAACTCACTATCTAAGCCGAACGATATTATAGTTCACTTGGATGGGGATGATTGGTTCGCACACGAGAACGTATTGCAGACGATTTCGGATAGGTACAAGGAAACAAAGTGCCTAGCGACTTATGGTAACTACAAGTGTTCTGATGGAAAAACTCCCTCAGTATGTAAACCTCTAAGCGAGACCGGTGATAACTTCCGAGAGTGGATAGTTAGAGGCTGGTGTTTCTCACAGGTTAGAACCTTCTACCGATGGATGTGGGATAAAATTAAGATGGGAGATTTCCTAGACTCAAACGGTAAATTGTTTTCTACATGTGCTGATGTTGCTATCTTTACTCCTATGTTAGAAATGGCGGGAAAAGACAGGATTGAGTACATAGAAGATGAATTAATGATATACAATTTACAAACTCCAAACAATGATTTTAAGATACACCTAGCTGACCAAGTTAGATGCGGTAGAGAAATCGCAATGAGGAAACCTTATGAACGAGTACAACAAAAATAGATGGAATATAATTGGGGACACCTTTGCGGGAGACCCATGTGCTACCCACGGCAAAGACTCTTATCATATAGAATGGTTACGTAATGGCACAGCTCCCACCAGCTTCCACGTAGACGAGGGATTGTTTCAACCTGGACCCGACTATGTACAAAAGGAAAATAGATATGGTTGGCTTTTAGAATCGGAAGCTATTATCCCCCAAGTATATGCTCACGCACCGAGTGTCCTAGACAAGTATGATTGTATTTTTACTCATAGTGAAGCATTACTTAAGCTAGACCCAAGGTTCAAGCTCGCTCCTGTCGGTACCCATTGGATTGAAGAACCCCAAATGTTTGAAAAAACTAAAAACGTTTCTATGGTATCGTCTAACAAAGCCATGGTTCTTGGTCATCTTTATAGACTAGCATGGGTAGAGAAATTTAAAAATAAGCTTGATTTTTTTGGTAGAGGTTTTAATCCTATCGAAAAAAAGGAAGAAGCTCTGAGAGATTATAGATTCTCAGTCGCTATAGAAAATTGTGCAATGCCAAACTACTTTACAGAAAAGATAGGTGATTGTTTTGCGACAGGAACAATACCTGTGTATTATGGTTGTCCTAACATTGGGGATTATTTTAACACAGATGGCATTATCATGTTAGACCATAACCTAGACCTATCTTCATTAACGGAAGAACTGTATGAATCAAAGTTAGATGCCGTTAAGGAAAACATGGAACTAATACAAAAGTATGAGATTCCAGAAGATTACATTTACGAAACTTATTTTGCGTGGCAAGACAAATGAAAAATATAATAGCTTATAGTTTGTGGGGAGATAATCCCCTTTATTTAGAAGGCGCGTTTAGAAACGTTGATTTGGTGGAAGAACATTTTCCGGGGTGGAGCATCAGGATTTACCACGACCATACTGTCCCTGCTGAATCTCTAAAAGCTCTAAGCGAACACCCTCTAGTGGAGACTGTCTCTGTAGAATCCATGAATATCAAGTATGGTATGTTTTGGAGATATTGTATCGCAGATGATAAGACCGTAGACAGATTTATAGTTAGAGACCTTGATGATAGATTAAATAAACATGACAAGGCAGCGGTAGACGAGTGGATGAAGACTGATTATCCTTACCATATAATGCGCTGTGTTCCTGTTCACAATTTTTTTGTGATGGGAGGTCTTTGGGGGGCAAAACCTAAGGAACTACCTTTCAACATGGGAGAATCTATTCGCCACTTTGAACTTTCAGCTGACGAGCATGATAAGTATCGAGACCAGAGGTTCCTAGGCGCGTACATGTACCTACCCTACGCCAGAGGCAATTGCTTGGTTCATGGTCTTGATTTTAATTTTAATTCAGGAGAAGTTAGAGAATTCCCCGGCTCCCACCTTCTAGGTGGTGTCTATGAACCCCACATTAAGACTTGGGAGGAAGGAAATGCTTAGTATTGCTGAGTTAATAGATAAACTAATCATTGAGAATATGAAGATATTTTCATTGCGGGAACAGATTCACAAAGAAGACATAACTGATGAAGAGTATGTTGAATGTGAGAACAAAATGAATATCCTCAACGAAAACAGAGGAACTCTTATGGATTTTTTAAATACTAAAGTTGATAAAGTTCTAAGTGGAGAAGAAAAAAACCAAGCACTAAGAAACGTGAAAACTTATGCCAAATCTAAAAAGTAACAACTTTAATAATTTAATCGAAGAACTTATTCATGTATGGGGTTCTTGGATGAAGAATCATTACATCGCTAATGATTCTTCTCTGTCGTTTGCGGAAAGGAGAAAGGGTGGTGAGATTTGTGAAAAACTACAAGAGAAGCGCCAAAAACTCCTTATCCAAATAGACGAAACCTTTAACCACTTATGTGAATCAAAATGAATAAAGTTTATATTGCAGGAGCTGGGGGAATGCTGGGTACGGACATGTGCAAAGCTTTTTCTGGCACACATATAGTTAAGGCTTCCGATATAGACCTTAACGAAGAATGGTTGCATTACGCGGACGTTCGGAATAAAATGCAGATGCGCGAGGACATTGTTCCTTTTAAACCTGATTTAATTATTAACTTAGCTGCCCTAACTGATTTAGAGTATTGTGAGGGGCATCCAAAGGACGCTTTGATGACCAATTATGTTGGCGCAAAAAACCTCATGGAGATTGCAAAAGAGCTGGATATTCCTTACGTTTATATCTCCACAGCGGGAATATTTAAAGGCGACAAAGACCACTACACTGAGCAAGATAAGCCGGAACCTACTAGCGTTTACGGAAAAACTAAGTATGACGGAGAACGCCACGTCTTGCATAATTATCACAAATCCTATGTGTTCCGCGCAGGATGGATGATGGGCGGAGGAAAGAAAGACAAGAAGTTCGTTGGCAAAATCCTAAAACAGCTAGACGCTGGAGCATCTACAATTTATGCAGTAGAGGATAAAGAAGGAACTCCTACTTACACTAAAGATTTTTCCGAGTGTTTGTATAACGCTGTCTTTAACGAACGTCTATCATATGGTCTTTACAATATGGTGTGTGAGGGTCATGTGAGTAGATTTGATGTAGCTGTCGAGATACTAAACCACTTGGATTTGGACGTTGATGTTGTTCCAGTAGACTCCGAGTTCTTCTCAGCAGATTACTTCGCTCCTAGACCTACATGCGAAGCTTTAGTAAATAACAGATTAAACGTTATGGGCAAGAACATCATGCGTCCGTGGAAAACATGCTTACAGGAATACTTAAATGATAGACGGTGATTTTTTAATATACCATCACTTAGGCTTAGGAGACCATATTACGCTGTCTCCTTTAGTGAGGTTGATTGCACAGCAGTCCAAAACTATGTCTGTCATAACCAAAGAGTGGTATGTGGATAACGTCAAGTTTTTGTTCCGAGATGTAGAAAATATAAATATTATTTCTTGCCGGGGTGACCACGAAGCAGCTTCTATTTTTCACCAATGGCAAGGACCTAAACTAAATCACATGTTCAAACCCGAGATGGAGAGTGATGAAGAAGGAAGATTCTTTGAGGACGGTTGGTACTCTAGCTTTGGTATAGACCCTAAATTTAGGAAAGAGGCGTTCCATGTTCAGCGAGACCATGACAGGGAGAAGGAAGTTTACGATAAGATTGTTAAAGAAGATAATTTTATTTTCGTTCATGATGACCCGTCAAGGGGGTATAACATTGATGTGGAGTATGATGGTCAGATTATACGAAGCCATGATTACCCCGAATACCTTCTTTTTGATTTTTATAAAATACTAGAGGAGGCTAAAGAACGGCACGTTATGTACAGTTCTTTCTTTGCTTTGATGGAGACCACAGACATGCCTTGCTATCTCCACGAGACTACAGTTAACAAAGTTAATGGGATAAAGCCAAATAGAGTTAAGGAATTTGCCTCTAGAAATATAATAGTAGTATGAAACCAACAGCACTGCTAATCCAACCTGGAGCATTCGGAGACCTATTTGTGTGTGCGCCTATCGCTGAGTGGTACGCAAAGCAAGGTTATGAAATTTTTTGGGCGGTTCAAAAAAAATTTGAGTCCACGCTCAAACGCTTTGATTATGTAACCCCCATCATTTTATCGGAGGATGTTATAGACCCAGATTGGCTGAGGTCAGATGTGCTGAAGATTTTGCCTATGGTGCATGACTATGATAAAGTTATAAACGTGGCTGATAGAGGTCCACATCCCACCGCTCAATACCCGTGGGAGACCTTTGAAGTGTGTAAGTATAGAGTAGCGGAAGTTCCTATCGAACAAAAAAACAAACTCACTTGGAGCAGAGACAAGGAAAAAGAAGATGCTCTTTACGAAGCTGTTACACGTAATTTACAAGGTAGAGAATACGTTGTCGCTGCTACTCAAAGTTCTCATAACGACTTTACGAATATCCCAGACTCGGAAAAACGGGACGTAATTCATGTAACCGAAATTGAAGGTTACGATATTGTTGATTGGTATAAGGTAATAAAAGAGGCTAAAGCAATTTATTGTGTAGAGAGTTCTGTTCAATGTTTTATAGATGGAGCAATAGACCATTTCCCTCAAGATAAATTCCTACTTAAAAGAAGTAGCATAACAGATAACCGCCCTTATACGCAAGCAAAAAATTGGAATTTATCTCACTTTTAAGAAAATAATAAAACTATAATAAAGTATGAAATTTTTAATTACAGGTATTACCGGGTTCGCAGGACCCCACCTTGCCAACCTCCTTCACAAAGAAGGTCATGAGATTTTTGGACTCGTTCGGTGTTCTAATGGTAGGGAGGCGGACATTTTAGATGTTGTCCCTGATGAAGTATATTCGGACATTAATTTTCTATATTCAGATTTATGCAACTTCGGTACATTAGATAAACTATTTAAAGAGCATAAGTTTGATGGAGTTTTTCATCTAGGAGCTCAATCTCACCCTCCAACAAGTTTTACAGACCCTATTGGAACCTTTGAATCTAATGTAATGGGTACAGTAAATCTAATTAAGGCGATTGAGGACAACCAACCTGATTGTAAGTTAATGTTCTGCTCCACTTCTGAAGTTTATGGAAACGAAGGGAGAGACGGTAGAAAAATTAAAATTGATAATACCTTGCTCCCGGCTAACCCATATGGAGCTTCCAAAGCAGCTATCGACCTTTACATGCAAGAGCGCATGATTAATGGTAAATTAAAAGGTTTCATAACTAGAGCATTCTCTCATACAGGTCCAAGAAGAGGTAAGAATTTTTCTATCTCCTGCGATGCTCACCAAATTGCTAGAATGATGAAAGGGTACCAAGATAAAACTTTATCTGTAGGAAACTTAGAAACTGTTCGGGTTGTTATTGATGTGAGGGATTGTGTGAACGCTTACTACTTGGCAATGATGAACGACGACTGCCTAGGTAAGATTTTTAACGTCTGTGGAGATACCCCCCGAGAGATGGGATTCTACACGGATAAACTAATAGAATTAAGTAAATTAGAAGGCGTTGAAAAATGGATAAACCCTAAGTTCTACAGACCTATTGATATCGATTACCAGCACGGCGATTCTACAGAACTAAAAGAATTAACCGGATGGGAACCCACATATTCTATCGACCAGACTATGCAAGACTTACTAGACTACTGGTTGGAAAAGCTGTAATGGGGGAACTTTACCTACATGATTTAAAACCGTACATGGACAAGTATGGGTGTAACGTCTTTGTTGAAACAGGCACGGGGGTAGGAACCGGAGTGCAACATGCTCTAAGGTATCCTTTTGAAAAGCTATACACGATTGAGATAATGGAGGAGTTGTGGAAGCATTGTAAAAAAGAAATCAAAGACCCTCGTGTGGAGTTTATCAATAACAACTCTCTTGATGGGTTGGAAGGTATTTTAGAAAAGGTTAAAGATGAAGAGAGCGTCTTCTTTTGGTTGGATGCTCACTTCCCTGGCGCAGACTTTCAGTTTAATGATTATGACCATCTAAAAGATGAACCTAAACTACACAAACCTTTGAAGAATGAAGTGCTACTGATTAAAGAAGCTCGACCTAACGCCAAAGATGTATTCATCATTGATGATTTACAAATCTATGAGGATGGTCCTTTTGAGCTGCTGAATCAACCCTTCAAAGATAAGTACGGGGAACTTGGTATTGAGTTTGTTACTGAAAGCTACGGGGAGTCTCATGATATGAAAAGAGACTATAGGCACCAAGGGTTTTTAATACTAACACCAAAAGACCAGGACTAACAAATGCACAGTAACTCTAACTCCGACGCAGGGCAAGATTTTTTTGCCCTGCAAATAAACAAGCACATGTCAGGTGGTGTGTTTGTGGATATAGGCTGTTCTGATTACCAAAGAAAAAATAATACATTGCTTTTAGAGAAGGACTTTGGGTGGACAGGTATAGGAATTGATATGTTTAGTGGGTACAAAAGTGGTTGGGATGCCCATAGACCGGATAGTACTTTTATTGTATCAGACGCAACAACTATTGATTACAAAAAATTATTTGAAAAGCACAACCTGCCTAAGATAATTCAGTACGTTAGTATTGATATTGACCCTACAACGGGGAATATAGATGTGTTGAAGAGTTTGCCTTTTGATGATTATATTTTTAATGCAATAACTTTTGAACATAATCTGTATTTAAAAGACCATCCCAACTCAACAGAAACTCCTCATGTGGAGAGGGTAAAAAACGAAGCCAAAGAGTTTATGGCTTCCCAAGGGTATACATTATACAAAGAAGATGTAGAGTTTCAACCAGGAAAGCCTTTTGAGGATTGGTATATTTATGAAAAATAAAACAGCATTAGTTTTTGGGGCGGGTGGCTTTATCGGCAACCACCTTGTATCTCGTCTAAAGCGAGAAGGTTATTGGGTGCGAGGAGTGGACCTAAAGAAACCAGAGTTCGGAGATACCGAGGCTGACGAGTTCGTGATTGCAGACCTAAGAGACCCTAAAAAGGTACAGACTGTTATGCAGCTAGACCAATCCTTTGGAAAAGGTTTTGATGAACTATATCAACTTGCTGCCGACATGGGAGGTGCCGGGTACATTTTTACGGGAGAGAATGATGCCGATGTAATGCACAACTCAGCCGCAATTAACTTGAATGTAGCCCACTGCGCCTCCTTATTCAAACACCCTCCTAAAATATTCTACTCTTCGTCCGCGTGTATTTATCCGGAAAGGAATCAGGTAGACCCTGATAACCCACTTTGTTCTGAAGACTCTGCATACCCAGCAGACCCCGACTCTGAGTATGGGTGGGAGAAACTTTTCTCTGAGAGAATTTATAAGTCCTTTGCTAGGAACAAAGGGCTTGATGTGAGAATCGCTAGATTTCACAATGTCTTCGGTCCCTTAGGAACTTGGCAAGGAGGCAAAGAAAAGGCTCCAGCCGCCCTGTGTAGAAAGGTAGCTGAGATTGAAGATGGGTTTATTGAAGTTTGGGGTAAGGGAGACCAGACGCGCTCCTTCCTTTACATAGATGAGTGTGTAGAGGCTGTGAGAAGGTTGATGGACTCTGATTGCACAGAGATAATTAACGTCGGGTCTGAAGAAATGATTAGTATTAACAATCTAGCTAATATGATTATCAATCTATCAGGGAAGGATATAGAAATAGATAATGTTCCTGGACCTGAAGGTGTTCGCGGTAGGAACTCAGATAACAGGCTGATTAAGAAGTGTTTGGGGTGGGAACCAAGTCAACCTCTAATTGAAGGCATTAAAAAAACTTACGCTTGGATTAGTGAACAAGTAAATAATGTGGAGGTTAAATAATATGCCCAGAGTACCAAGACGAATAGCTAGACAAAATGTATTAGAGCACGGC